AAATAGAGGTAATCATATTGGACATGATTGTGTGATTGGAGATTTTTTTAGTGCAATGCCAGGGTCGGTAGTATCAGGAAATGTTAGGATTTATGACCTTGTGTATTTAGGGAATAATTCAACTATTAAAGAAAAGTTATCAATCCATTCTCTAACTACGATAGGTATGAATGGTGCGGTTGTTAAACATATAGAGGAACCTGGAACATATGTAGGTGTACCTGTAAAAAAAATAAAATAAATGGAAAAAGAATGTGTATGTGGTGGTTCAGGACTTTGTCAGTGTCCACCGATAAAAATAGAACAAGTTAATCATCCTAACCATTACGGAGGAGAGGATAATCCTTATGAGGCAATAAAAGTTATTGATGCTTGGGATTTAGGATTTAGTTTAGGAAATACGGTAAAGTATATTTCAAGAGCTGGAAAAAAAGATAAAGAGTTACAGGACCTTAAGAAAGCATTATGGTACTTGCAACATCATATAGAAACATTAGAGAAAAAATGAAAATAGTAGTAACAGGAGGAGCGGGGTTTATAGGATCCGCATTTATAAATCACCTATTAAATAACTTTGAATGTGATGTTCTTTGTGTTGATAAACTAACATACGCTGGTCGTAGAATGAATATTAAACACAATGTTTCTTTTTTACAAAAAGACATTTGTGATGTAACGGAAGATGAACTTGGTGATTTTGATTACATGGTTCACTTTGCTGCTGAGTCTCACGTTGATAATTCAATTAAGAATGGGTTACCATTTGTTAGAACTAATGTTGAAGGAACATTTAATTTATTGGAGATATCAAGAAAAAATAAGAACCTTAAAAAATTCATACACATTTCAACTGATGAGGTATATGGTGATATGGATGAACACATTGCAATTAATCATACGGCAACTGAAGATGATAGTTTAAAGTCTAGCTCATATTATTCCGCAACTAAAGCGGCATCTGATATGTTAGTGTTATCTGCTAATAGAACTTATGGTTTACCATATATCATCACAAGAACTTGTAATAATTTTGGTGAACATCAGTTTGAGGAAAAATTCTTACCAACAATTGCAAGATCTATCGGTGAAGGTAAACCAATTCCAGTTTATGGTGACGGATTACAGGTTAGAGAATGGATGTATGTTTATGATAATGTAAAAGTCATTTGTGATTTAATGTTTGACCATGAGATTGTAAATACCACTTATAATATTGGAACAACTTTCAGAGTGACAAATTTGGACATTATTAAAAATATTTCTTATATTTTAAACAAAGAGGTTGATGTTAAATACGTTGAAGACAGATTAGGTCATGATAGGAAATATGGTCTTAATTGTACAAAACTAAGAGAATATTATATAACTAAAAATGGGGAGGTTCCTAAGTTTTTAAATTTGTTTGATTACTTAGATAGACAATATGGTGGTGAAAAATAAAAAAGGTTTATCAAAAGAGATAAATGTGTTGGGAGCAATAACAACTCCCGGTGAACTTATTCGTGAAACCCTTATTAATTTTATGTGGGGATTTCTTGGAAATTCAATTGTAGTTTTTGTGTCAAAAGAACTGGACTTTTTGGTTTTAATCAACTACATTGCTTATTACATATTAATTTCTTATATTGTTAATAGGAAGAAATATGAAACTATGTTGGGTAAGTTTATTGTTTTACCGGGTTCGGCCGCAATAGGTGCCTTCACAGGATATAAACTAGCTCAAGCAATAACAAGTATAATTTAAATAAAAATGAAACTAACAGAAGAACAAAAAAATCATATTCAGGATCAATATGATGCCTTAAAACAAACTGATAAAGAGTTTGAGGAAATACACGATATGATTGTTGAACATTGTGTGGATGAATACATTGTTGACTTATCAGATGATGAGGATGGAGACCTTTACGAAGAGTTTTCAAATGAAGTATGGGATTATTTAGAAAGTATTAAATAAAAAAAAATGATAGAAACAGGAAAAATTATAAGTGGAGATTGTATTGAAGTAATGAAAACATTACCTGAAGGATCTGTGGACTTAATTTGTACATCGCCTCCATATGGAGTCGGTATTGCTTATGATGTACACGACGACGATGTTGAATTTGATGAGTATTTAGTATTTGCTAATAACTGGTTAACTGAAGCGTATAACGTATTAAAAGATGATGGTCGTATTGCACTTAACATTCCTTATGAGATTAACAGACAAAAAAAAGGTGGGAGAATTTTCTTTGTTTCTGAGATGTATCAGTTAATGAAACAAATTGGATTTGGATTCTTTGGTATCGTTGATCTTGAAGAACAATCACCACATAGATCTAAGACTACTGCTTGGGGTTCTTGGATGAGTCCGTCTAGCCCTTATATTTATAACCCGAAAGAGTGTGTAATATTGGCATACAAAAAACACCACATTAAGAAAGTTAAAGGTGAACCTCAGTGGAAAGGGGTTCCTACTGAAATTGAACAGGAAGATGGGACTATAAAAAAGAAAGTGGTTTATGAGGAACAAGACAAGAAAGAATTTATGGAGTTAGTCTTTGGCCAGTGGAATTATTTTGCTGACACAAAATCATTAACTAAAGCCACCTTCTCAATGGACATACCGACCAAGGCGATTAAAATATTGTCCTACAAGAACGATGTAATATTAGATCCATTTGCTGGTTCAGGAACAACATTAGTTGCGGCTCAGATATTAGAACGTAGATGGTTAGGTATTGAGTTAAGTGAAAATTACAAACAAATTGCCGAAACAAGAATTAATTACTTTAAATCTTTAGAACAAATAAAAGAAATCCCATTTAATTAAGTGGGGTTTTTTATTTTTATGTAGTATTTATGATAAATTGTGTATTATGGAAGATGAATATGAATGGGGTGATCACGACATCTCTCAGTTTTAAATTATTATTTACAAACTTTTTTTTGTTAAAAACTATTTATAACTATGAGGAAAAAGTTAATAACGGAATCGGGAATAAGAAACATCAGGGAATTATCTAAAAGATACCCTGAGGCTAAGATATATTTTCACCAAGACTTAGATGGTGTAACCACTGCTTTAGGTATGAAAAATTACTTAGAACAAAATGGAATCAAAGTTGTTGACTCTGAGATTATTCAATATGGTGATAAGGAATTCGCAATTAAGAAGTTGGATGCTGAGGGTGATGTTATGCCGGTGTTAGTTGACTTTGCTCATGGTAAACCAATGTTTATTATACATACTGACCACCACGACACACAAGCGGGGGTTGAACAAGGTACCTCAACTAATTTTAAATCTTCAAGATCAAACGTTGAGACAATATCCCAAACCGTATCTCCAAGAGATATTTTCCCATCTGACGATATCACTTTGATATCTACGGTGGATTCAGCAAATTATGCTCAATATGATATTAGTCCTGAACAAGTAATGAACTATTTGTTTAAGGTAGATAAAGATCAATCACTACAAAAAAACAAAATGATAATGGGTATGGTTGCTAATAAATTATTATTGGCATTCAAAAACAAACCAGGGTTCTTGGAAAATATTGTAATGAATGCAAATCCATCGTTATTAAGTATATTGTTAAACATCAGATCTCAGATCAAAGAAAAAAGTTATGCTGATGTTGGAGATTTAGAAAAAAACAAAGAGAGTTATGTTCAAACAATGAAAACTCACAAAAATGTTAAAGTTGATGATAAAATTATAGTTCAGTATGGTGGAGGTAGTATGATGAAACCAGGATCATATGATAGATATACTCCATTCAGAAATAATCCTGATGCTGACTTCTTGGTGATTGCTTGGCCCTTAGGGTTGGTACAAGCGTCTTGTAATCCATTTAAGAAAGAAAGAGCACTTAAAGGTGTAAACTTAGGTGAGATCAAAGATGATGTCTTAAACAAATGGAAATCACAATTACAAGACAAGGATATTCCTTTATCTACAATAAAATGGATATCAGAATCAGGAAAAGGTTTTGGTGAACAATCAGTTGGTTTTACATTCAGAGATTTTAACGCCTTATATGGTAAAGAATTTAAACAAATGGCCGATGGGGAAGATATACTTGGTGATGTTGAAGTGGCAATGAAAAAACCATTCACTAATTTAACAGATAAAGAAATGAGAATGTTAGATTCTATTAGTGTAAACGCTTGGGATTTAATTCAATCTAATAGTGGGGGACATAAATGTATTACTAACATTTCTGGTTTAAGTTATTTAGGTAGATCTAAAAGACCACCTAAAGATAAATACAAATATAATGAAGAGTCAGATGATACACCTTATATTAAATTTACCAAGATGGTACAGAATGAATTTGTTAGAGTTTTGAAAGAAAAAATTAATGAAGATGGTGGTAATAGATATGAACCAAATTTTGAGGTTGAAATGACCGAACACGCAAGGTCATTAGGAAACGCTAGAAAACAAGGGCAAGGATTAAGATTCTCAAAGTCTGCAGTAAAATCAAATCAAATGAGATTCAGACCAAATAATAGATAATATTATTATGGTGGACATAAATGAATAGTTTACTATATTTATGGTAAATATTTGTTTATGATTTTAACAAAAGAATTAGAAATTAGGATTATGGGTAATGTTGCTCAGTATTATAAAAAAAATAATATTGATGTGATTTTAAATAAAATAAATAAATTACCAATAAATCTAGTTAATCCACAGAGCCATTTAATTGTTGATGCTAAATGTGATATCTGTGGTAAAGAAGTTAAAATACAATATCGTAGATATAATCAATCAATCAGTCGTGGTGGGTATTATACGTGTTCATCCAAATGTTCAAAAAACAAAAAAGAAATAACAAACACCCAAAAATACGGGAATAGCTCAATGTTTAAAACTGATAATTTTAAACAAAAATCAAAAAAAACTTCTTTAACTAAATGGGGATCTGAACATTTTAGACAGAGTGAAAAATGGAAAAATTTAAATGGTGATAAGGAAAAACAAAAACGTAAAAATACTATATTCAAACATTTTTTAGATAATAACCCAAATGTTGTTGGACAGGATGAAGAAAATTTTATTGTTAATTGTTCTGTTCACGGAGACATCAAATTACCAAAGGATATATTTTCAAATAGAAAAATTATTGGTACAGAATTATGTGCAAAATGTAATCCAGTTGAAAGTAATATTTCCGGTAAAGAAGTTTTGTTAAGTAAACTAATTGGTGAATTATATGGTGGGGAAATAATTAATTCATATAAAGTTAAAAGAAAAGAAATTGATATTTTTTTACCAGAATTAAATTTAGGTTTTGAATTTAATGGTTTAAGGTGGCACTCAGAATTATTTAAAAATAAAAATTACCATTTAGATAAAACTAAGTTATGTAATGAACACGGGATCAGATTAATTCATATTTTTGAAGATGATTTTGACAATAAATTGGATATAGTTAAATCCATTATATCAAACCTAATTCAAAAATCTGAAAAAATTTACGCTAGGAAAACAATAATTAAAAAAATAGATAAAAAAGATATTATAAAAGAATTTTTAATAAAAAACCATTTACAAGGATTTGTTAATACTAATATAAATTATGGTCTTTATTATAATGATGAGTTAGTTTCATTAATGACATTTATGAAGACTAGAAAAATCTTAGATAAAAATACTAAAGAAGGTGAGTACGAATTGGTAAGATTTTGTAATAAAATTGGAAGATCTGTTATTGGGGGAGCATCAAAGTTATTTAAATTGTTTTTAATTAATCACCAACCAAAAAAAGTTTTATCGTATTGTGATATTTCTTGGGCTAACGGAGGACTATATAAAAAATTAGGGTTTAAAGGTGAAGGATTTACACCTCCAAATTATAGTTATGTTATTAATAAAGTTCGTGAAAATAGAATTAATTACCAAAAACATAAATTAGTTAAAAAAGGGTTTGACGCTAATTTAACTGAACATGAAATTATGAATGGATTAGGATATTATAGAATTTATAATTGTGGTAATGAAAAATTTATATATTCTAATAAATTGTTGAAAAATTAATCTTGTAACATTATGGTATCACCTTCGGTAATATCATACTTTATACAAGTACCACCTTTAAGTTCTAATATCATATCACCATTACCAGTATAACGATCACACTCAGGTGTATTACATGGTTTACAATTATTATGTATTTTGTTGATTTTATTATTTTTTATAAAAATTATATCTAAAGAGATGATACAGTCCTTCATCCAAAAAGAATGATTACTGTCCTTCATTATGAATAACATACCATCAAAACTTTTGTCAAATTTTTTACCCATCATACCTTTTTGTATGTCTTTAGTGGTTATTACACATTTGACATTGAATAAATTATTATTTACTATTAACTCCATATAGTTATAAATATATTCTTATTATGAAATCAAATAGAAGTTCAGGTGTAATATTAAAATTTGGTGATAAAGTTTTGTTATGTAAACGTGCTGACCACGAAACTTATTCAGGGGAATGGTTTATTCCAACAGGTCATTTAGAAAAAAATGAAACACCAAAAGATTGTGCTTAT